CGCTGTAGATAAACATTACGGTTTCAACACCTTTATCAAAGCCTGCGCAAGAGCCGCAGCCATTGGCGGTGGAACCGCGCGCCCCATGCGCTCCCATTTTTGACTGTAGCTGCCTGTGAAAATAAAATCGTCTGGGAACCCACAGATCCGTCGGAGTTCCTGGATTGAGAACTTCCTGCGCTCAGTGGGATGCGTCACGCTTGCCACGCCGCCGTTCGCACTGCCACCGAGCGCCGTGACTGTCGGACACGGCGCGTCTTCATGCGGACGAATCAGGTTGAAGAACTTCGATGAGCCCTCACCAGGCTTGAGGACGTCCCACGCCTCGCCGACAGCGTAACCATCGAGCGATGCGCCGATGTCCTCTTCGTCTTTCATTACCCTACGCGTAGTCACGTTGACCGCACGACTCGCAGCAATCGTCTCAGACGGTTCATCGAGCGACCGCGGCGCGTGCCCGTCGAATCCGTAGAAACCCTCAAGTGACGTGATCTCTTCTCCCGACGTGATGATCGACAGTTCACTGTGCGTGTGCCGATTGCCGTGCGTCAGCACAGTTGGTGCAGGCTCGTCGAGACTACGCGCGCCTTTCTTTGTGCCTATGCCGACCGTAAACTGGTTCGCCTTCGTCGTCACTGTTACGAGCGGTCGATCAAGATTGACAGCTTCGCCCCGATAATCTGAGTGACTCGATCCGCTTCCATGTTTCACTTCGATATCATTAGACGATAGCGCGTCCCGCACTGAGTAGCGATACGGCAGCGGCACAGGCCACGCGGGGTGCCCTACGTCGTGACGCACGCCGATGAAGATAATCCGCGTGCGCGCCTGCGGCACTCCGAGAAACTGCGCGTCAATGAGTCGCGCCTCGATGTGATACGGCAACGCTGCCATCTTCGCGATGTAACGCTTGAAGAACCCTTTGCCGACACCGATGACGAGTCCTGCGACGTTCTCAGCGATGAACGCGCGCGGCCGCAACTCGTCTACAAGCCGGATGTAGTGATCGAAGAGGTCGTCAGTGCGCTGCGACACGTCAGAGTTGTGGGAGAGAAGACCTTCTGCTACAAACGTCTTTGATGTCGTTCCGATAGCTATAAGATCAACGAGTCCTATATCTTCAATCGAGACAAGACGTGCGTAATTCGTAGATGTTACGGATTTACCTTCCCAAAGTTTTCTTGCTTTTGAAAGTAAGCGATCAGGTCTAATAGATCCAATCAGTCTAAGCCTTTCTGGTAGCCCACCGTTTATATGAAGTGATTGACCGTCACTATCTAACCAATCGGTCGCTCCGATATCAAACCCACGATCCGAGAGTTCTTTCTTTAGACGATCAAGCACGATACCTATATTTTGGCCAACGCTAATGCCGCCAGCTCGATCTAGGCAGCCCTCTCCATCTAAAATACCAGCGAGCCAGCCCGCAGATTTTCTCTCGTCCTCTATCCACGGTCGTCCTAATGATCTAATTTCATCTCCAATCGTCAACTCGTCAACCCGTTTCCATTGCTGGCTTCTAACACGTTTTGACTTATTAGTCCGATTTCGATCTTCTCTTCTAGTGACACCAACAAGCCATCGGTGCTCAAAGCTACATACAACTGAAACGCCGTTGTCGAACGTGAGACGGGCTGATCGAAGTTGGATGGTTGATAAAGATTCTACTTTCGCAGCCTTGAAAAAGCGACCGATTAGTTTTGCGCCATCTTCATCAAACCCTATGACTTCGTCATCAAGTCTTAGTTTATCAGCGGGAATCCACATAAGGTCTGAGCGAAGGACGCGTGTTCCCGCACCCACGCAGTATTTTCTGACCTGCCCCCATCCTTGCTGGCGTTTTCCTGCCAATGAAAAAGAACTGCACGGGGGCGATCCCTCAAACACGTCAAGATCAATGTCGCCGATCACCTCGCGTATCTGTGCACCAGTCACGGTTCTAATATCAGACGTATCGAGATGCGTCGTCTGATGATTCGCGCGGTAGGTGTCCTGCGCGGCGGGCACGAACTCGTTGGCCCAGAGCACCTTGTAGCCTGCCATCTTGAAGCCAAGGCAGCTCCCGCCGCAGCCTGAGAACGTCGACACGATGCTTAGGCCATTCCACGGCAGCGCGTTGATCTCCGTCATGAGTGGGACGCGGTATGGTGGCTTATCCATTCGCTTCCAGTCCGAGGCACGTCCACCCAGGGCGTTGTCTCCGCGCGAACAGTTCGCAGTATGGGCCTTCACGGAGCCGTTCTACAATCCGAAAGAACGCCTCTGGTTTTTCCGAGTGCACGCCAGTTGGCGCCTCGAAGATCGACCGCACAGATTTGTTTAGCGTCGCAGGTCTCCCGCTTGTCGCAATCAGGCAGGTCTCATGCTCAGCGCGGACGTGATGCCCCATGCCGAAGTGCCGTTTGCCGGTGCGCGTTAGTTTCTTCCAGACCAACTCTGCCTTTAGTTGGAAGTCCCACGCGTCGAGCACCTGCAGCGCCTCATGCTGGAGCGCGGCGACACGCCAGAGAAACAGTGTGCTGTCGAAATACATAGGCGGAAGCGGGAACCTGCATATCTCGCTAGTCGTCATTGTTCCGTAGTGCTTCACTGCGCCGCGTCCTGGACCAGGCAGCGCATCACGATATGACCACGGCGGGTCCGCGACGAGGACGCGATAACGCTGTATCAGGAGGTGACCTCAGACTCGACCTTCTGCAAGAACAGACGTCGTTCACGACGGCGCTGTCCAGACGGGCTGGCGCGTTTCTTCAACGCACGCTGACGTGCGGTGAGACGCGTTCCGGCAGATGGTTTGGGGCGGTGATTATGCTTCGACATCGCTCCTCTTTCGGGAACAAAGAAAATGACCGACCAAGCAGGTGCCCGGTCGGTCTACTGGATGAGCAGGTGTTACATCGTGGCGTCGGCCGCAGCCTGCGCCTTGAGCTTCGCGAGCGCGGCTTCCCGCGCGGCGATCTTCTCGGCGAGGGTCGGCTTCGGCTTCGCGGCGCGCGCTGCCTTCGCAGCGGCGACCTTCGCGGCCTTCTCTTCGGGGGTCAGGACCGGCTTCGCAGCCACCGCTTCCGCGAAGTCCCCTTCGACCTCGATGCTCGACGGCGCCTTCTTGTTGAGGAACGCGTTGACAGGGAACCGAAGCACGTTCGCTGCGCCGGTGTAAAACGCGGTCTTTCCGTTCTTGCTGAGCGCCTTGAAAGTCAGGGTCACGATATACCTCTTCTAAAGTGAGTAACGGTGTCGCGCACCATACGCGACTAGTTCGGAGTCTATACATCACCGTGTCGTCTGTCCAGTCCACCGTCAAAACGGCGCCAACTCGCCGGGCCCACCAACGCCGTCAGGCTCGGAGAGTTCCAGCAAGTCAGGATACTCAGTGACATAGCCACGCTGGACCTCGCATCCGACGGGGCGCACAGATACTCTTCGGAACCCGAGCCTGCGCATGATCTCCGCGATCCGAAGTGAGCTGCTCCGGTCGCGGCGTTCCAGTGGGATGCTCAGCGCTCCGTAGAGCGCATCTGTTGTAATACGACGGCGGTTGTCTCCGTCGAGTGCTGCTGCGAGCGCGAACGCGCGCAGCTGGTCTTCCCACGAGTCGACCTCGCGTCGCTGCTCTTGTTCGACGGTCGCACTTGGCCAGAGACTCTCCGGCAAACGGATACTGTCCCCGCGCAGCTCTCGCACCACAGCCTCTGCCCAGAGCTGGTCCCGGTGCGCGTGGATCCACGGCACGTCGAATGCTTGCACCGCGATTGGCCAGAACCGCCTCGCGCCTGTCGGGTCGACCAAGTAAGCATCTGAGTTCGTCGTGCCGATGATAATGAACTGTCGTGGCCGCTCGACTGGCAGTCTCGCATACGCGAGTCTGGTCGGCCCATCGACCTGTCGCGACAGCGTGGCTTTCAGCTGCTCGATTTCAGCTTTACGCTTTCCTGCGAGATCCGCAGACTCGACGAGCCACTTCCCGAGCGTCGCCTCGATGAGCACTTTCGACGACGCGTTCAGCGGCAAGTCGTCTGAGAACCACTCACCGTTCGGGCAGAGCGCCCGAAGCGCACTCGACTTGTTTAGCCCTTGCGACGACTCTAGCACGAGCATCTCGTCATACTTGCAGCCAGGGTCTTTAATGCGCTTGACGGCTGCAACAAGCACGATAGCGCTGACCGCCCGCAGATACGCTGAGTCGACCGCGCCCGCGCTCTCAATCAGCCACGTTTCGAGACGCGTCACGCCGTCCCAAGTCAGTGTCGCGAGATAGTCCTTGACTGGGTGGAACGGGTTCAGCCACGCGAGTCGCTTGACGACCTTCTCGAAGAATACCGCTGTCGGTCTGAAGCGATACTCTTCGTCAATCTTGAGCCACATCTCGTTGATCTGTCTGTCTTCCAGTGGCTCACTATCTAGCAAGAGTTTATCTGCGAAGGCGTTATACGACAGCTCGTGTCCGAGCAGTCGCACTGCGCGCTTAATGTTCTCCTGACTGTCGGCGAGGATCCCCTTCTTGTTGCGGACGAAGTCACTGTCGCGACCGAGCCACTCATTAATTCTGTCGAGGATCTTTTTCCCGTTGATGCCGAGCACCATCGCGAGCGTCGGGCCACCTTTAATTTTTGCCTTCTCGGCCGCGAGATTATTTGCCGTCGACTGGACGACGCGCCGGACATCTGCGACTTCGTCGTTGTTACAGATGGCGCTCATCGCCTCGCCCATGATGATCAAGTCTTCAGGCGGAATGCCCGCTCTCAAGAGGTAACCGCTCCAGGCGAGTCGCGCGTTGTGGCCGAACCCGTTCTGCCCGAGGTGCTTTGCGAGGAGCATCCCGATTGCGACGAGACAGACGCGCTGCTTTAACTGCGACGCCTGCGGCAGATGCGTCGGTAAACCAAGTGCGCCGATAAAGGTGAGCTGCTCCTGCGTGCCGTTCTTACTCCAGATACTTGGCGGCACCATCGTCTGCATCCCGACGTGGCCGTCTCGCGCTGTTCCGCGAATCTCGATAAACGTCGAGTCGTCGATGTCCGCATACCGATATGAGACGAGCGCCTCTGGCAGGGTATAGAACGCGTGCGAATAACGTTTACTCTTCCGACCGAAGGCGAAGTATGTCGCAGGGAGCAAGTTCCGCGTGAGCAGTTCGCCCGGCGCCCAGTCAATGTCGACATCATGGAGGAAGTGCCCCGGCGCGATCTCTCCACCGACTTTCAAACCGACGCGGTCACCAGTCGTATAGTCTGCGAGTGTATACGGACGCTTCTGCCAGTTCTTCTCGGTCGGCCCCTTCTGGTCAGCGACAGCCGGCCAGAACAACACTGGATAGTGCTGCGCGACATACGCGGCGACGATCTCGTCAGGCGTCATTAACTCAAGACGTAACTCAAGACGTTACTCAAGACGTCACTTAGCAGGTGACGGTTACGAACGGACCTCGTGGGCCACGCCCGCCACGTCAACGAGCCGCCGCAGCGCGTCGAAGATGGCCTGGTCGCGGGTGAACGGGTCTAGGTTCAGAATGTCGCGGACGGTGCGACGGAACTTACCTTCTGGTTCATTCGTGTCAGGATTAATCGGACGCGCGGCCATCGTGGTGTCAGTGCTCATGCTCTATGCTCCTTATACCTCAGACTGCTTCCGCAGGCGGCGCCACTCGCGGTGTGCGAGCTTCACCTGGGCATACTGTTCTGGATAGCGTTCGTAACGAAGAAGGAAAATAAACAGACGCTTACCGCGACGCGGGAAGAGCTTGTCCTTGACGACGTGCTTCGCCAGCTGCCCGACACTATCTGTGCGAGCGGTCTGCGTCTGGAGCCAGTCGAAGAACAACAGGCTCATAACTGACCTCGATCTGCAACCCCTATCAGGTAACGTCGTCGTCGCGAGTGGCGTGGGATCGTGACTGACCTCGATACGAAAGTTACTCGGCCCCGACAGATACGCGGAGGCGTCGCGTATCGTGAGCTTGCGGGATGTTCGGAACGGACAGGGTGTCCGGTCGAGCGCCCACCAAGTAGTTCTTACGCAGTCTAGCTCATCCGTCGGACGAACGTCCAGTGAAAAACTGTTCTCTGAAAAAATTATTTTGTCCAGAACTATTTTTTCGGTCGACGGTAGCGCGTCGGTCGGAGCCGTAACTCTGTGACTCTTGTAACCGAGACTCACGCTAAAAGTTTTGTAACTCTGTGACTCTTGTAACCGAGGCTCGCGGTTGATTTCCTCCGCGATAGAAGGGCTATGGGCGAAAACTCAGCGTAACGTGAGCGAAGACGCGGGCGAAAACGCGGAGCGCGTAACCGAAGCGTTACAGGGAGAATATTGAGAATGATTTAATGAATCAGCGAAGAACCGCCAGCCGTAACTCGTAACTCTTTGTAGCCGAGGATTTCTTGGAGCACTACGGAAAATATACTAACTACTATTCCTCTCTTAGAGATTTATAAAGAGTTAATAGAGTTACAGAGTCACAAAATAATTTCTCACCTGTCGTCATTACTCGAAACCCGTAACTCGAAACTGTAACCGCGCGGAGCGACCGCGTTACAAGAAATTTCCTGAAAGTTTTTCTGGACCGCTCGCAAGCTCTAGCGTATTAACTTCTTCCGTGGCTGCTCCGACTCTTCCGCAAGTCCTCGGCGTTCCTGATCCGTCGAATCCGTCCGCGCCTGTCGCGGATGCGCCGAAGCTCACCGCGAAGCTCCTGAGTCGCGCGATGCTCGCCACGCCGCAGTATCGCGAGAGTCTACTGCGTCGGATCTTGATGGACGAACTGCCGCCGGCTGTCGAGTGCAAGCTCTGGGACTACGCATATGGCAAGCCCGTCGAGCGCGTCGAGGTCCTGGATACGACGACACCTCTTACGAAGCTCTCAGCTCAGGCCCTTGAAGAACGCGCTGCAGCGCTCGTGACGCTCGCGCGTCAACTTCGACAGACTGCTGCGGCGTCATCCGAGACTGAGACAGAAGAGTCGGGCACTTCTATTCATTAATGTCACAGCCTACACTCGAAGACGTCGAGCGGGAGATTGAGCTTACCGCACAAGAGATTGGGCGGCGCACGCTGCTAACATTTACCTCGTTCACCTTTCCTGACTACATTATCTCCTGGCACCACCAGCTCGTCGCAACCGCCCTAGACCGCGTGCTTGCCGGCAAGTGTCGCAGGCTCATGATCTTCGAGCCCCCTCAGAACGGCAAGAGCGAGCAGGTGAGCCGTCGGTTCCCCGCCTACGCGTTCGGCAAGCGCCCTGACGTGCGCATCATCGCCTGCTCCTACAACATGTCCCTGGCGCAGGACATGAGCCGCGACGTGCAGAAGATCATGAGCACCCCGGAATACGCCACGCTGTTTCCGGGCACGCGGCTCGGGGAACCCCGTGACGTGGAGAAGCGCACACAAGGGCAGTTCGACATCGTTGGTCGCCGGGGCTCTTACGTGGCCGCCGGCATCGACGGTCCCATCACTGGCAAGACAGCAGACATCGGCATCCTCGACGACCCCATCAAGAACAGAGCTGAGGCCGAGAGCCCGGTCTACCGAGACCGTGTCTGGGAGTGGTACAAGTCGGCATTCGCCACCCGGCAGTTCGGTAGCGACGGGGCTATCATTTTGTGCTGCACGCGATGGAACGAAGACGACCTGGCGGGGCGGCTGCTGAAGCTCGCCTCGGAGAACACGGATGCCGATCAATGGGAGGTTCTCTCGCTGCCGGCCATCGCGGAGACAGCTGACGGACACCGGCAGGTAGGTGAGGCGCTCTGGCCCGAGAAGTATCCGCTACAGGAACTGAGCCGCCGTCGCGCGGGCATGGGAGAGTACGACTGGG